GTCGGCAAGGGGGATTACAAATCCCTAATCCAAGTGCGCTTCAAGCGATTGCGGCGCACCAACGCATAAACCCCACCGTGAGGGCCGTAATCGACGGAATACCGTCGCAGCAACTCGCTATAACCATCAAAGGGCGACTTTACCTTCGCAGGTACAGACGTCCAGCAGTAGTACTCCGCGTAAAACAGAAAGGGTTTACAACCTTTCCGATGACGTGGTTTATACAATGCACGGTTATATGGAGCGCTAGGCTCATTGCAGACTAAGGCAGGACAGGAACATTGAGCTACATAGGCGCCGTTATCGGCGACAACGTAGTTATTCGTTCGTGGTAATAAACCATAAACGCTTTCAAGTTCCTTCCTAACGAACTCTGCTGCATGGAAGTGCCCTTTACCGTACATAGCGTTATAAAACGCCGTGTACGATTCAAGGCACTTGGGGTCAGATCGGCGATAACTCCATACCGTCTTTAATTTGACGGGTGTGACATCGACGCCAACATAGGCGTCGCACCCACACGATTCCCTTAGGAATCGCGCGGTACAGCACTTATTCACGTTGAACATAAGTCCAACCTGAGGTAAGTGGTGTAGCAGGGTAGTATAGTCTGAATCCCTGACTATGATGTCATCGCCGTAGACGTACACGGGCGGCAGTTTCCTGTCGTTACGAGTACATCTAATTGCACTAACCGATAGCGCCCAGAATACGAGAGCCTCAACGGGAAAGCAAACTGCTGATCCCATTGGTGCAAACTTATTCAAGGTAACTACGGTACCATTAGGGAGCTTAGTCTGATCACTCCGGGCTGCTAGTAAAGCAGCTAAGAGCAGAGCGTTATCTTGGAAGAGGTATTTAACCAATTCTAGAGAGACGCGATCAGAAGCATCCTTCATGTCCAAAGTGACCCATCGGCCATCCTTAGATCCTTCAAGGGCAAGTTTCCGATTGACTGATTGATCCGTGAAATTCACGAATCCTTTTGTCAAGGGAAACGACTCAATACGCTCCACAAGGAGTGTCTTAAGACCTTGCTGGATCCATTGGATCTCCAATGGTTCACATGAGATTAGCCTAGGGCCGCGAGAATCCTTCGGAACAAGCACGACTTTCGCCGTGGTATGTTCTAAAGTAGTGATTCTCGGATCATAGGCCGGTATGGCATCTACCACATGGTTGAGATTGAAGTAAAACCATTCCGTAAACGGAAAGGCTACTTCGAGTCTCGAGTATATCCGCGAGAAGTTTGACTTTTCGCAGGTAGACTCTCCAGTGGAAACAGCTCCTGGACCATGGCGGGGTTTGATCCCCGTTGGGTCCAAGGGCGTGACAACTCGTGCCACAAGGGCACGAGCTTGCCGAAGCCACTCATCAGACCGCCAACTGCCAGAACGACAGCAATAACCACTTGCGACGCTGACTGCGTCACTACATGGTGCTTGCTGACCGATGGCATGGTCAACGTTGATGAATGATTCGATGACGGTTTCTTCCGTTGTCTTGTCATATGGTAACTCCAGCTTATACAATAAATGTGTAAGCTGCTTGAAGTGCGCATATGCTGTAGGGTCTGGTGAGACCAACTCATCGCCTGCAGTATTGAACACACGCATAAGTAACCACCCAAGAAACTTGGGGATTACAGAGTCAGAGGGTAATTTAAACCCCCTAACTTTTAGCGTGCGCCCAGACGACAAAGCTGTGTCAACGGCTTTGGCGTACAGAGGAAGAGCTTTCGTTAAAAACGAAATGCCTTCCAAATCGAATCTAGCTTTCACAATTGAAAGTTCGATTCGCTGCATTCTTTGAGTTACACTATAGCACATGGCTATATCACGGTACAGCTCCACCCATAGGCCAAGGTATATACTTTGGTTGCTTTTCATAGTCTCCTTTACAAGGTAGACAATCAAAGCACGAGGGATGAGACTAACACCGTGATCGCATTTCAGTTAGGGCTCACCGGCATAAAGCCGCTTGGCGCCGACCTGCGATGCTGAGTCCATAATCGCGCTCCCGAAGGCACCCGCCTCCGATAGAGCGAGAAAATTGACCAGCATAGCGATCAACTTCATCGCAGCAGCTTCGTCCACCGTGTCTTTCGGCACGGAGAGCGTAAGCTGCGCGTAAGCACTAACTGACTTACCCGTATCCTCGATCTCGAAAGAGCGAGAGACACGGATATTAGAACGCTGAGTAACGTACCCCGGATTCTCATTACTGTCCTGGTGGGCAATAGTGAGCTGGGTGACGCCATCAGCAGAAGACCGAAGGGTCTTCCGTCCGGCGGGGCCGTCGATAATCGCTGTTGCGATATCGGCAGCTCCGTCAGTGAGGGTCAAGGTGTTATCAAACATCGTGCTCCTATTCTAATGATGCTGTATAGCCCGCATTACTGCGGATTCACGCCTCCTAAGAGGCACAGTCGGTCACTGCTTGACTCTCTTGCGCTCATAGAGCACTCGAGGGCCAAACTTGCGACCGGGGAGCTTACTATATTGAACGACTAACGCGGCAAGGTTAATCACACGATTAACTCGCCACGGATCTTTCGTTACGGTAAGCTTCACTGACTGCAGAGGGGGAAGACTATCCCTCTGCCGTCGATAGACTGACGTCGAGATATTATAAATCTCAGTAGAATCCAGGAATTTTCCTGGAATACCGGGATTAAATATATCACGCTGCCAGATGAGTGACATAACGTCTTGGACTTTGGCACTATGGCCATAGTCATAAAAGCGTATGTCTACCTTATTCCAATCTCCGTAATTAGCATAACGATGCATTAACTCTGATATGTTGACGAACCAATCGACAACAAATGTCAGAGGAATTGCATCCCATGCTATCCCTACATCGAGGTTGACGCCGAAGGCATCGCTCAATTGGGCGAGACGGGCAATAAACCCCTTCAACTCCTTCACCGTGTAGGTATAACCTATTCGGGCGTGGCAGTCGACAGTCTGCGTTCTCATAAGGCGAACCTTAGAGTTCGTAGACGTGAACACCGGATAGTCAATCCGGCGTACGAGGTATGGCTCACGCTCGAGTCGTAGCGGTTCTTTATAGTACCGCAACAACCCACCTGCGTTAGCCAGGAACCTATCCGCCCTTTCGCGCCAGGATTGTAAAATCCTATAAATGCGAAAGGCATCGGCCAGAAACAACTTCGTCCCATAGACATGAGCTAAACGCTCATTAGCTATGGCTTGAAGCCGGGCAGGTAAAGACCTGTTTGACTTCATGACAGCATGCCAGCGCTCTATAAGGTGTCTTTTGGACAACCAAGAAGCGATGAGATGCTGTGACTCTTTCCACTCGAGTAGAAAATTCACCAACGAGAAGCCAGAATTTAAACTGACGACTGGTCGGCGAATCTCTTCACGAGCCCACTGATAATAGCGAGACTCTTGCAAAAGAGCTCGCCAGTCAGTGGCAACGACTAACTCTGGGAAGTAACCAAAGAGGTTACCCACAAGAGTCGATGTAGGGACGCTGATCAAATCTTGATCAGCGTCGTCTGCATACGACACATAGGGAGTAATATACTCTTTATCACTTGTACCCCAGTCAGGGAAGAAACCCTGAACTGTAGCTGATCGACGATAGTGAAAATAATCGTTAGTCAGCGCAGTACGCGTTTGGTCATCGATGATAGATTCTACCATCGTGGGAAGCAGCATAGGGTCAGGGGCAGAATAATATGTTGGCAGATGTGGCGCACCATTTGGTGGTGCGTACTTCCGCTGACACAATAAAGTGCCTAAGGCCCTATACGGCGTTGTTCTTGTTCGATTACGCATAGTGTAC